GACGAGTCAAACGACTTCATTACCAGCCGCTTCCTAGTCCCTTACCTCATGGGATGGGGCCACATGGGAACGCACGCCATATTCGCTGATGGCGATATGGTCGTAACAGACGACATTGCAAAGCTTTGGAACCTGCGGGACCACCGAAAAGCGGTCCAGGTCGTAAAGCACGACTACCAGACCAAGCACCCGATCAAGTACCTCGGCAACAAGAACGAGGACTACCCGCGCAAGAACTGGTCGAGCGTGGTGTTGTGGAACAACCGCCACTTCAAGAATCGGTGCCTAACGCCAGAGTTCGTTGCTGGAAAGCCGGGAAGCTACCTGCACCGTTTCGAATGGCTGGCCGATGAGTTCGTCGGGGAACTGCCGGCAGAGTGGAACTGGCTCGTCGGTGAGTACCACAAGAACCCCGACGCCAAGCTCTACCACTACACGATCGGCATCCCGAGCTTCAGCGAGTTCGCCCGCTGCGACCACGCCCAGGAGTGGCACCGGGAGCATTACGCCGCTAATCAACCCTAGACCAACCCCAAGGGGAGTCTGAACTATGAAAATCAATTGCTTCTTGCTGCGCTGCAATGCCATTTGAGCCGGGGAAGTCCGGGAATCCCTCGGGCACCAAGACCCACAAGCGCTTTATGGACGCGCTCAATCGCGCCATAGCCCAAGACGACAGCAAGCGACTGCGGGATGCTGCCGAGCAGCTTCTTGACAAGGCTGCGCTAGGTGAGCCGTGGGCATTGGGGATGCTGGCTGATCGGCTGGATGGCAAGCCGGCCCAAGCAATCATTGGTGAAGAGGAAAACCCGCTGCGCGTCGTCCAGCGCATCGAGCGCGTAATCGTTGACAACGCTAAGGATTGAGACCCCGCGCGTCTTCGTCCCGCTTCTAAAGCCAGCCCGTTACAAGGGCGCATGGGGCGGGCGAGGTTCTGGTAAGTCGCACCACTTTGCCGAGGCTCTGATTGAAGACAGCATGGCCGAGCCGGGTAACTCCGGTGGTGAGGGGCTTCGATCTGTCTGCATTCGTGAGGTTCAGAAAGACCTCAAGGAATCGTCCAAGCGCCTGATTGAAGACAAACTGAAGGCATTGGGTCTGGGCGAGGCTGACGGGTTCAAGTCGTACCTAGACCGCATAGAAACCCCCGGCGATGGCCTGATGATCTTCAAGGGGATGCAGGACTACACCGCCGATTCAATCAAGTCGCTGGAAGGATTCAAGCGGGCCTGGTGGGAGGAAGCCCAGACCGCTTCTGCCGTGTCGCTTGCGATGCTGCGGCCAACGATTCGCGCTGACGGATCTGAGTTGTGGTTTAGTTGGAACCCGAGGCGCAAGACCGACCCTGTAGATGCGATGTTCCGGGGCGAAAGCTTGCCTACGGGTGCTGTCGTGGTTCGGGCGAACTGGAAGGACAACCCATTCTTTCCTGCGGTGCTTGAGCAGGAGCGGCAGGACTGCCTTCGCATCACTCCGGAACAGTACGACCACATTTGGGATGGTGGATACGCCACGGTGCTAGAGGGCGCGTATTTCGCCAAGGATCTAGCGGCGGCAAAGCGCGAGGGACGTATTACCCGAGTCTCCCGCGACCCGCTGATGGCTCTCCGCGTCTTCGTGGATATAGGCGGGACGGGCGCCAAAGCAGACGCCTTCGCTATGTGGGTGGCTCAGTTCATCGGCAAGGAAATCCGCGTCCTGAACTACTACGAGGCGCAAGGGCAACCCTTAGAGACTCATGCCGCATGGCTGCGAGAGAACGGCTACGGCCCAGGCAAGGCGCAAATCTGGCTACCGCATGACGGCGCGACGAACGAGAAGATCATCGACGCCTCGTTCCAGAGCGTGTTTACCGCAATGGGCTACACGGTCACGGTAGTCCCGAATCAGGGCAAGGGCGCGGCGAAGGCTCGCATAGAGGCCGCGAGAAGGCGCTTCCCGATGATCTGGTTCAACGAAGCGACGACTGCGGGCGGTCGTGATGCGTTGGGCTGGTATCACGAAAAGAAAGACGATCAGCGTGGGATCGGGCTTGGGCCTGAACATGACTGGTCGAGTCACGGCGCTGATGCGTTCGGCCTCATGTGTGTCAGTTACAACGAGCAGAAGACCGGCAAGCCGATCAAATACCCGAAACAAGGAATCGTATGAGTCTAGCCCTCAATCGAAAGTGCAAGGAGTTGGAAACCGCTCTTCGCACGCTAGAGAACCGCGTGCTGATGCTTGAGATGCAGAAGCGTCCGGTTGAGGCCATTGGGCGGCTCGATCCCATTGCATTCGTGCCGAAGCGCAAGACGATCACGCTGCGGGGCCGCGCCAGTGTTTGAGAAGTCCGAGGCCGTGAGCAAGAAGGGCATGAGCGAGCTGGAGCTATGTTCGATCATCGAAGCGCAGGAGAAGCGCGCTCTAGGCTACGGTCGCGGCGAACTTGCGCAACAACGCGCTGACGCGCTCAGGCACTACAACGGCGAACCGCTCGGAAACGAGATCGAAGGGCGGTCGCAGGTTCGCACCTCCGAGGTGTTCGACACTATCGAATGGATTCTGCCCTCCTTGCTGAAGATATTCACGGCCAGTGACAAGGCTGTGGAGTTCGGGGCAGAGAGGCAGTCAGACGAGAAGGGCGCGAAGCAATCGACCTTAGCCTGCAATTACGTTTTCTACCGGCAGAATCAGGGCTTCTCGACGCTGTATACGTTCTTCAAGGATGCGCTGCTTGAGAAGAATGGCTATGTCGAGGTGTATTACGACAAATCTAAGCGCATCCGCAAGGAAAGCTACCAGGGCTTGAGTCAGCAGCAGTTGACCATGTTGGTGAGCGAACCGAAGGTCGAACTGCTCGCGGCGACCTCCTACCCTGACCCCACATTCCCCGCGCCTGACCCGATGGCGGCGGCTGTTGGTGGGGCGATGCAGGCTCCCGTACAGGTTCCGCAACTGTATGACGTCAAGATTCAGGTCGAGGAAGAGTACGGCAGGGTACGGATTGAGAGCGTAGCGCCAGAGGAAATGCTGATCGACGTTAGCCACAAGTCCGTTGACTTGGCTGATTGCAATTTCACCGCAAGGGTATTCCAGAAGACCATCAGCGAACTAGAAGAACTCGGCTATGACACGAGCGAACTGGTCACGACCAGCGGCGACGATGCGGAGGAATCGACCTCGCAGGAGTATCTGGCGCGTAAGCAATACAACGAGGAACTGAACTATTCGGACTCGGACAACGAGGACCGGACGATGCGCAAGGTCTGGGTGACGAAGGCGTTCATTCGCACGGACTTTGACGGCGACGGGATTGCAGAGCTTCGCCGTGTGGTGAAGGTTGGCAAGGTCATTCTTGAGAACGAAGAGGCGGATGTGGTTCCGTTCGCCTCATGCACGCCGATCATTCAGACGCACCGGCATATCGGTAAATCCGTCGCTGAAATCGTGATGGAGCTGGAGAAGATAGCGACCACGTTAACGCGGCAGATGCTGGACAACGTGTATCTGACCAATGCTCCACGCACAGCGGTTCAATCGACGCCTGAAGGCGCACCGATGGCAAACCTGGACGACCTGCTGACGGTTCGGCCTGGTGGCGTGGTGCGGTATTGGGGCAGTCAAGCACCGCAGCCGTTAGAGATTCCGTTCATGGGTCAGTATGGGATTCAGGCTTTGGAGTACATGAACACGGTCAAGGAGAACCGTACAGGTGTAACTCGCTATAACCAAGGCGTGAACGCGGACAGCCTGAACAAGACTGCTCACGGCATCTCGCAGATCATGAATGCGAGCCAGCAGCGCATTGAGTTGATTGCGCGGGTATTCGCTGAGACTGGGGTTAAGCAGATATTCAAGCTGATCCAGCATTGCCTGATGACGTACCACAACAAACCCATGATCGTGCGGCTGACGGACGATTATGAAGAGGTAGACCCGCGTGAATGGTCTGAGGGCTACGATATGGTTATCAACGTGGGTCTTGGGACGGGTGACAAGCAAATGATGCTTGAGCACCTGAAGGCGATTGCCGATGCGCAGTTCCAGTTGATCCAGACCGGACTGAACATAGTCACGCCGAAGAACATCTACAACGCACAGGCGAAGATTGCCGAGAACGCCGGATTTAAGTCGGTCGAGCAGTTCTGGACAGATCCCGAGCTGAAAGATGGTCCTCCGAAGCCTCAAGCACCGCCCGCACCGGATCCTGCGGTGATTGCCGAGCAGAACAAGGCACAGTTGGAACAGGCCAAGTTGCAGCAGGCCGACCAGCATAAGGCGATGGAAGCCCAACAAACGGCGCAGTTGGAGCAGATGAAGCTTGTTGCAGCCCAACAGACCGAGCAACTGAAGATCGAGGCTGAAAAGCAACTTGAGGCCATGCGGCTCCAGTTCGAACAGTGGAAGGTGCGGGCCGAGATCGAAGGAAAGGTTGTGGTTGCGCAGATCGGGGCGAATGCAAGTCTTGAGCAAGCGCACGTTTCAGCCGAGAGCAAGGCGGTCGGTGAGCTTTCTGATACCGGCGAGAAGGCCGAGAAGCCCGAGGGTCCGAGCAAGCGCCCGATGGACACGTTTACGGACCTTCTCTTGCAAAAGCTTCAGCCTACGCTTGCCGAGCATAGCCAGAAGATCGCGGAACAGGGCCGGGGCGTTGCCCAGATCGCGCAGGCGCTGTCTGACGTTGCTGGCAGGGTGCAGGGCATGGGCGGGAAGGATGTGGTTCAGATGGTTCGCCTGAAGGGTCCTGATGGCCGCTTGGCGGGTGTGAAGCGCATCCATGCTGACGGGACGACGAGCGAAGTTGCGGTTCAGTGAATGAGCCACTTTGCGCGGGTTGAAAACGGAGTCGTTCAGGAAGTCATCGTAGCCGAGCAGCCGTTCATCGACTCGGGCGCTGTAGGCGATCCGTCGCTGTGGGTGCAGACCTCGTATACAGGTTCGATCCGCAAGAACTACGCGGGCATCGGGTATTCATACGACGCGGGTTTGGATGCTTTCATCCCTCCCAAGCCCTACCCGTCTTGGACGCTCGACGGATCCACATGCCGGTGGCAGGCACCCGTTCCGTATCCGACTGACGGGAAATCATACGCATGGGACGAACCCAGCCTTTCGTGGAAGGTGGGTATAAGTGGCTAACGTCCGCTATCTTGTTGTCGGCGGCGGGGCTGGTGGAGGCTCTGGTCTAGCTGGTGTCTCTAACGGCGGTGGCGGCGGGGCCGGTGGCATGAGGGACAGCCTTACGGCTAGTTATGCCGTTGCGGTGCAGGCTTATGCCGTGACGATAGGCGCAGGCGGGGCATCGAATACAAATGGCAATGACAGTGTATTCGACGACACAATCACAAGCACCGGAGGCGGTAAGGGTGGCGGGGCCGGGGCCGGCGCCGCGGGCGGCAACGGCGGCTCCGGTGGCGGCGGTTCTTCCTTTAACAGCGCGGCAGGAACCGGAACGGCAGGACAAGGCAATAACGGCGGCAGCGTAGCCGCGGGAATCAACGGCGGCGGCGGCGGTGGGGGTGCGGGTGCTGTAGGAACGAACGGAGCCACGAACAAGGGCGGCAACGGCGGCAACGGATCTACATCTGACATTACCGGCTCGACCGTCACCTATGCCGGTGGCGGCGGCGCGAGTGAAGCCGGTGGTGGTGGCGCTGGAACGAATGGAACCGGCGGGACTGGTGGTGGTGGCGATGGTGGACTGAACGGGAATCCCGGCAGCAACGGGACGGCGAATACGGGCGGTGGGGCTGGCGGCGGATTCTCGGTCGGGTCGGCAGCAGGCGGGACGGGCGGTTCTGGTGTAGTCATTATCTCGTATGTGACGGGAACGCTGACCGCGACGGGCGGGACGATTACAACGTCAGGCTCGAACACGATCCACACGTTCACGTCGAGCGGCACGTTTGAAGTTACGTCAGTTGTCACCGCTCCGGTTGCAGACTTCACCGGCACACCGACGAGCGGCACCGCGCCATTGTCCGTAGCGTTCACGGACGCATCGACGAACACCCCGACGAGCTGGTCGTGGGACTTCGGGGACGCGGGGACTTCGACGAGCCAGAACCCCTCGCACAACTACGCGGCGGCGGGCACCTACACGGTCGCGCTGACCGCGACGAACGCGGCGGGAAGCGATACCAAAACGCGGACGAACTACATCACGGTTTCTGCTGCGGCTGTATCGGGTTCAGCGAGCGCCAGGGGGCAGCGTCGAATCCACCCGCGCTATATCAGGGAAGACGACCTAGAGAGCGAACTGCCCGATGTCATCCAGAGGCGCAGAAAACTCACCAAGAAGGTCGAGCAAGCCCTACCCAAGCCGGTAGAGGTCACGCTAGACCCGTTCCAGACGAAAGCCGAACTGATAGCAGCATTCCAGCGTCAGGCTGCGGCGCTAGAGGCGGCGAAGATAGCCCGAGAACAAGACGAGGAGGACGATTGGCTGCTGATGATGCTGTAAGGCGCGGACAACTTGCCGCTGAAGCCCTTGGAAACGCCGCTGTAAAGGCCGCTCTAGCGCAGATGGCGACGGACATTACCCAAATGTGGGCGCAAGTGCCTGCGCGTGATGTAGAGGGCCGTGAGCATTGCTGGCGGCTCTACAAGAGCATGGAGAAATTCGAGGCATTGCTGCGGTCCTACGTCGAGTCTGGGAAGGCTGACGAAGCGATGCTGAAGCACAAGAAAACGCCGCTAGAGGCAGTCAAAAGCCTCGTGGCATAGGTTTCGTCAACGCCGAGAGGCGTGGACAGGCTAGGAGCATCCCGCTCCTGGTTCCCCTAGAGGGAGTTTTATGAGCGACCAAGCGGAAGCAGTCGCGGCACCTGCAAGCGTTGATGACAGGATCAGCGCCGCTCTTTTCGGTGAGATCGAGCCGGAAAAAGAGGCAGATCAGCCCGAACCTGAACAGCAGGCGGAACCGGAACAACCGGAAACGGAATCCGATGAACCAGTTGAACAGGAAGCCCCGCCCGAATGGGATGCGGTCAAGGCGCTGAAGCTCAAAGTTCCGTTGAAGAACGGGGCCGATGAGCAGGAAGTCGAGTTAGCCATTGACGAACTCCGTCTTGGCTACATGCGACAGGACGACTACCAGAGGAAAACTCAGGAAGTCAGCAAGGCAAGGCAGGCTGCGCAAGAAGAGGCAATGAAGGCTGTTGCCCAACTTCAAGAGCAGCAAGTGCAGGAACTCAGGACGATGGATGCGTACATCACGCAAATCGCAGCGCCTGAGATGCAAGGGGTCAACTGGAACACGCTGGCGACCACAGACCCCGCCGAGTTTGTACGGCTTTCGCATCGTGCGAATCAGCTACAGGCTCTGAAGCAGCAGATAGGCCAGAAGTTGCAGCAAGTCGAGCAACAGAGGATTCAGCAGTCGGAGGCGCAACGCGCTCAAGCCATCGAGCAAGCGCAAGCGCAACTGTCGGCAGAGATTCCCAACTGGAATGCGGAACTTCAGCAAGCGTTGGTCAAGTCGGGCCGTGATTACGGTTTTACCGATGAAGAACTGGCGAGGGTTTACGACCCTAAGTTTGTGAAGGTCTTACACGACGCACATCAATGGCGTGCGCTGCAAAAGCAGACGCCGATTGCCGACAAGAAGGTTGCAGAGGTTCCCAAGATCCTCAGATCAGGAGCCAGCCCTTCAAAGGTTGATGCCAAACGCGCCCGTTATGACGACCTCCGGACCAGGATCAAAAAATCTGGCGGCAAGGATCACGCCGCTGTTGAAGAACTTCTCAAATCCAGATTAGGAGCATGACATGACAGCACCAGGCGGCACACTCAGGACGTATGAAGCGATTGGCAATCGCGAAGATTTGGAGGATATCATCTGGGACATTTCCCCGACTGGACTTTCGGTCCGTTGATGTAGTAAAATAAGCCTTCTTCGGAGGGCTTATGGCTTTAGTCAGTTGTAAGAATTGCAGTAAGGAATTCAAGGTAGTCCCGGCGAGGCTACCGACAGCGAAATTCTGTTCCTACAGATGCAGGGCCGATTGGCAAAAAGAAAATAAGGTGTTTGCCAAAGAGAACAACCCCAACTATCGGGGCGGGTTCAACAAGGCTTGCGGTCATTGCGGGAAACAGTTTTGGGTTATACCGGCGACGCAGAAAAAGAAGTTCTGCTCAAAGCCCTGTGCCGATAAAAGCGGCTTCAGGTATACCGGAAAGGACCACCCAAGTTATCGTGAAGATGCCCGACGCAAGAATCGCGGCGGATCGCATCACAAGTGGGTAAACGCTGTTTTAAGCAGAGACAAGGCAACGTGCCAGAAGTGCGGAGCGCAGGGAATTGAATTACACGCGCACCACATCAAGAGTTACAAGGACCATCCAGAACTTCGGTTTGACCTTGATAACGGCATGACACTTTGTTTCCGTTGCCACTGGCTAGAGCATACTGCGTCAAATGAAAATTCCGTGAATTCGGTGGACACCCGACCAAGTAATGTTGAGGGCAATACCGAGCCAAGCTTGCGGCGAAAGCTGCTTGAAGGTGTAACGACTAGAGGACGAGCCTCAAGGCGCATTGTCACAGAGTGCGATTGGTGCAAGACGGTGATTTCCAAATCCTTCAGTGATGCGAAGGGTAAGAAGCATTTGTTTTGTTCCTATTCATGCTCTGCCCATTGGAAGGTCAAGTTTCTTGGCACTCCACGGCAACGCGAACAGGCAGTAATTTCCTCCAAGAGCGCGGGACGCGAAAGCGAAGATATAGTCTGACCTTTGCAGTAATGCAGAGAAGCTAGGGATAAAGAGCCTTAGCGATAACAGGGGTGGAAACCCCCTTCGTCTCCAACATTGCCAAGATCAAGGCGAAGGCACGACTGCACGAGTGGCAGACCGATGCACTCGCAGCGGCTGCGGCTAACGCGCAGGTTGAAGGCGACGACGCCATCACGAACACGGCGGTTCCGACCGTCCGACTGACCAACTACTGCCAGATCCTTGCCAAGACGCCGCGTGTGTCTGGCACCCAGGAATCGGTGGACAAGGCCGGTCGCGGTTCGGAAATGGCGTATCAGGTCCGCAAGCGCATGGAAGAACTCAAGCGTGATCTAGAGTTCGCGTGCGTGCGCAACCAGTCGAGTTCGGCGGGTAACGACGCGACGCCTTCGCGCATGGCTGGCGTTGAGTCGTGGATTGCGACGAACAAGACCACGGCGGGATCGGCTTCGCTGTCGGCACCTGTTACGACTCCGGGCTATGCAGCCGGTATCGTTGCAAGCCCGACTGACGCAACGACTGCGGGTACGGTGACGGAAGCCATGCTCAAGTCGGTGATTCAGGCCGCGTGGAACGCTGGCGGCGACCCGAAGACGCTGATGGTTGGGCCTGCCACGAAGTCGAAGATTTCTTCGGCATTCGCTGGTATCGCAACTCGCTATCGTGACGCCAACAAGAACGGCGGCGCTGCGATTGTGAGCGGGGTTGATCTGTACATCTCCGACTTCGGTGAGCACAAGATCGTCCCGAACCGCTTCATGCGCGACCAGAACATCCTCGTTCTGGACATGGAGTATTGGGCGTTGGCGCAACTGCGTCCGTTGAAGGCGATGGACCTTGCCAAGACGGGTGACTCGGAACGCAAGCAACTCATCATGGAAGCCACTCTGGTTTCCCGTAATGAGAAGGCAAGCGGAAAAGTCTCGGACATCAATCCGGCGCTGTAACCGTAGGACGGGAGGGGCCGAAGCCCCTCCCGCTTTTCTTTCAAGGAGAGCATGAGATTCTTTCTCGGTAAGGACCCGTTTACGGGTATCAGTCGGTGGATGGATCACAATCCGGACACGGACATTACGACTGAATACGCCTCTCAGGACTTCACGCATGAGATCGAGGCGAGCAGGGAAATGGCGAACGACCCGGAGCATTGGAAGCGGGGCGTAAAAGCTGAAATGGCGCATTACGCGCACATCCCGGCGATTCTGCTTGAGAAGTGGGCGCTGATGGGCGTGAATATCAACGACTCGGCTGCGTTGATCGAGATGGTGAACAAGCCGGAATATTCATACCTGAAGACGACGACGGCGAAACACCGTGCTTAGTCTGTTTCAGATACAGGATTTGATTGATTCGGGCGATTTAGACAAGGCATCGTGGTTTGCGAATGAGGCACTAAACCAAAGTCCGGACGACTGGAAACTGCTGTGTGTGACGGCCAGCGTTTACCTGAAGGTCGAGAAGTTCGGCATGGCGCTATCGTTGCTCAGACGGGCTGACCAGATGTGTCCGAACAACTCGGAACTGCTGAACAACATAGCAATGTGCGAGTTGGGCTGTATGAGGTTGGATGAGGCGGAGCAGTTGCTAAAGCGCGCGCTCAAGCTGAATCCGAAGAACAGCAACGCGATGAATAATCTCGCGCTGGTGTATGTGAACAAGTGCGAGGCGGATCAGGCGATCCATTGGGGTTACAAGTCCCTGGAACTGAAGGGGCCGGACCCCGCGCTGTGTGAAACGCTCGGCTATGCCCACCTGATGATCGGGCAATGGGAGCCGGGATGGAAGAACTTTGAAGGAGGTTTAGGCGGGAAGATTCGCCGCGCTCGGGTGTATCAGGGAGAGAAGTATTGGCAGGGCGAGCCTGTCGAGACTCTGGTAGTTCGGGGTGAGCAGGGGATAGGCGACGAGATCAGCTTTGCTTCGGTGATACCGGACGCGTTGAAGCGTGCGGATCGGGTGGTCGTTGAATGCGATGCGAGGCTTGAGGGGTTGTTTCGGCGGTCCTTCCCGCAGTTGGAATGGAGAGGGACGCGGTTTGAGAAGGAAATGCCGGGATGGGTGGCAGACGAGAAGATCGACGCGCACATCCTCTCTGGGAGCTTATGCCAGTACTTCAGGAACCACGATGCAGACTTTACCGGGAAGCCGTATCTAGTCCCCGAACCTGAACGCTGCATCCAATGGCGTGCGTTGCTCAATTCGCTGTCCGGCCGGCCGAAGATCGGGATTGCGTGGAAGGGTGGTAGTCACGGCACGCACAGAGGCAGGAGAAGCACGGAATTAGAGGCGTGGTTGCCGATTCTGCGGCAGGAAGCCGACTTTATCAGCCTTGAGTACAAAGACCCGTCAGGGGAGATTGAGGCGCTAGAAGAACGGCACGGTATCAAGGTTCACCATTGGCCGCGAGCTTCGCAGGCGCACGATATAGACGATGTTGCTGCGCTGGTTGATTCGCTTGACCTTGTGATTAGCGTTCAAACGGCAGTCGTCCACATTGCCGGCGCTTTGGGGAAATCTTGTTGGGTGATGGTTCCCAGACGACCGCATTGGAGATACGGGCTTAAAGGCGATTCAATGCCTTGGTACAACTCGGTGAAGCTGTACCGGCAGAAAAGTGATTGGGCGGGTGTCATGAACCGGATAGCCGAAGATTTGCGGAAGTGAACGCTCTATGGAGTCTGCACGAAGGACCGCCAACCTTCGACTTTGCTGCGTGGTTGGTCTGTGTCCGGACATTGGGGGCTGACCATATTCATTTCAGGGACCACGGCGAGATTCAGCGGAAGAAGTTCCCCAAGGAAGTCGCGTGGCAGAGATTTAGCACGATCATGCTAGGTTTGACTGCGCTCTCTGGCTGCACTTGGTCAAGGGGGCCAGGAGGGGCGGGAATTACTAGCGGCTATCACGCCGGTACTGTACAGGCGCTGTACAAAGAGTTGGGCCGGATATGGAAGTTTCACAACGACTATCCCGGCGATAAGGGCTATGTGACGGTGACAATTCGGGAGTCGTTCCGGAACACGATCCGCAACTCTAGTTCGGCGTGGAAGCGGTTTATTCGGGAGTCTAAGCGGCGGGTTGTGGTGATTCCGGAGTCTGAAAACGACCCGATGCCGTTCCCTCAGAGGATGGCGCTGTACAGCAATGCCGAGATGAACTTCGGGGTGAACAATGGCCCGATGTGGCTGTGTGCGTTCTCAGAGGCACCTTATCGGATATTCAACCTCGCGCCCACAAAGGAGTTGAAGGCGCACTATCAGAAGACAGGCTTTCCGGAGGGTTCGCAACTAGCCTTTAGGAATGATCGGCAGGAGATGGTCTGGGCGAAAGACGACCTGGAAACGATCATGGCGCGGATCAACGACTGATGGGATTAGGCGATTGGGTGATGGCAACGGCAGACGCTGCCAAGGCTCACGAGGTTCACAAGGTTCGGTGTGTGTTCGGTGACGGGAAACGGCAGTTCTGGTCTGAGGTTTTCGAGAACAATCCGAAGATTGCGAAGACGCTAGAGCCGGGAGAGCGGTTCGCGTGGGTGTCAAACATTCCGCAGAATCGCCCCTACATTGAGGCGATCACGCCGACACGGTTCATTTACCGGGATTCGTTCAAGGCGACTCCGGGTGAGATATACCTAACACCCGATGAAACGCGGGATAAGGGCGGCTACATCCTGATCGAGCCGCATACGAAGGACAAGTTTACCGGGCCGAATAAACGCTGGCTGTGGGATCGGTGGTGTCAGGTTGTGGGTAGTTTTTCCTATGACTTCGTGCAAACAGGACCGGAAGGGACTGAGGCTTTGCCAGGGGTCCGCAGGATCGTCACAAACACGTTTAGAGAGGCTTTGAGCGTACTTTCGGGGGCGAGGCTACTTGTTACTACAGACGGAGCATTGCACCACGCAGCGGCGGCTATGGGCATTCCTGCGGTGGTTATCTGGGGCGGTGCGGCTTCCCCCTTGAATCTGGGCTATGACAACCATCTGAATCTGTGGAAGGGCGATGTTCCATGTGGAACGTGGAACGGTATCTGTCCGCATTGCCGGGAAGCGTTGGATAAGGTCACGGTCAAGGAGGTTGCGGATGCTATCGCCGCGCTCTATCCGCTTACAGCTTAGTCTGTACATGCAGGAAACCTGTCCGCTGCCTGTTTATTACGGATTCGACTATCTTCAGCAGATGCTGAAAAAGCGGGAAAAGGGTGAACCGTTTGTTTTCATGGATCACGCCTATTTTGACAGGGGCTACGACAAAGCGAACTTCCGGGTGCTGTACAACCAGATACACCAGACCGGCATCGTCCACGATCTACCGATTGACAGAAAGCCTGCGGAGAAGCCGTGGAAGCAGGGCAGCAAGATATTCGTAATTCCGGTGGCCCCGAACTGTGCAACGTGGCACGGGGCGGATAGTTGGACTTCGCGCACGGTTGCGGCGATCCGAAAGTTTACTGACCGCGAAGTGATCGTGAAGCCGAAGAACGGGCCTCCGCTCTCGACCATGTTGGACAAGGCGTGGGCGGTGGTGAGTCATTCAAGCGTGGCGGCGGTCGAGGCTGCGCAGAACGGTGTTCCGGTGTTCGGGCCAGAGACTTCGCCGGGGTATGCGGTGGGGTTGTCTGACCTATCGAAGATTGAATCGCCAGCGTTTCCGGATAGGGACGATTGGCTGAAGACCTTGAGTTATTCGCAATTTCACCTTTCTGAGATTCGCTCTGGGAAAGCCTGGAGGACTCTGGAACAACTGAACGGACTCTAAATGTCGCTATCCACATACGCAGACCTGAAAACTGCACTCAGCACATGGACCCGCCGCGCAGATATGGCGACCTATGCTGACGACCTGATTACGATTGCAGAAGGGCGCATTTTCAAGGAACTGCGCTGCAAGGAAATGGAAGCGGCATTGAGTGTCACGATGTCAGGCGGGGTTGCTGCGATTCCTGCTGATTACGCCGAACTGAAGTACGCCTATATCTCGGGTACTCCGGTAGTGATGCTTCAGCGCAAAGATCCTTCGTGGATATATCTCCAGTATCCCTATCGTTCCTCAGACAGCAAGCCGAAATTCATAGCGCGGGACGTTGGAAACTTCGTCTTCGGTCCTTATCCGGATTCGGACTACACGGTTACAGGGACGTACTACAAGAAACTGACGGCGGTATCCAGTTCGGTCAACGCGTTGTTCACGAACAACCCGGACGTATATCTGGCCGCGAGTTTGACTGAAGCGTTCCGGTTCCTGAGAAACGACCAGATGATGAAGTATTGGGACGACAGATATATAGCGATCAAGGCCGAGGTATCGAATCAGGACAAGGCAGAACGCTTCTCCGGTGGCCCCTTGACGATGGTGGCCGCGTAATGGACGGGTTACTCGGTCCTGTGACTGCCAACCCGATGATGCAGCGACAGTTCAACAATCAAGCATTGGGACAGATCGCCAATCGTTACCCCGGACAGGTACGCAGCCCGTACCAAGGCGAAAACCTGTTCTTCAAGGCGAACCCACAGGTTGGCGGAATGATGTCTCAGGCTGGCGATCCAACCGTAACGCTAAACCCTTATTCTCCACTCGCCCCAATGGAGAGAGATGCTGTTGCTAGGAACGAGATGGCAAGAGTTCATATGCGGGACAAAATGCGCCCTTCGTTCGCCATCACACCGCAGCAGCGAGGATTGCTTTCCGGTACAACCTACCAAGGCGCACCAGATCAAGATGTGCGCGAGACTTTGGCTGCGAGGATGCTTACTGGCGATAGGTCAGGCGGCGACCCAACCTCTGAGCAGGCGCAATTCTTGGCGCAACTCAGACAAGCAATGGGGTGGAAGTAATGCCTCTGATCGAGTTCAAAGGGTACGCGCCAGACGCCGACCCAAGCACTCCCGGCATATTCGTAGACTGCGCTGCTGTAGTTCCTTCTCTCAAGGGCTTCAAGGGTGCGCCTAGCGCCGCAGATGCGGGGCTATCCGCTCTTGCCGCCGCCTGTAGGGGCGCAGTCTCCACGCGCAAGCTGGACGATTCCACGCGGGTCTTTGCCGGCACTGCGGCAAGCCTGTACGAAAACTCCGGAACGACTTGGACTGAGGTTTCAGCCACGACAGCCGGATATTCTCTCGGTTCCGACAATCGC